CTCTTCTTCAGAAGCCAGTATGGCCTTTTTTGACTTGCGAAACTCCTCTAATTGCACCCTAGTAGCTTTTGCTAGGGCATATTTAGGTGCGTTTTCTAGGATAAAAGTAACTGCTTTGTTTGCATGATTTTCCATTACATTGCCTCGTTAATTAACTTTTCTATACCTTTGTCTATGCTTCCATCACCCATTTCAGCCAACATTTTCTTTTGGACTGAATTAAGTTCTAGCTTGGCAACAGTGTTGTAGGTCAAAGTCCTAGGCTTTCCTGCGCCTTTACGCTTGCCTCCCCATGTGCCTATAGGTCTGCCCAATTTTTTGGACAAAGCCTCTTTGCGTCTGCGCTCCATAATTTCCCAAGCCTCGGCAAGTGCTTCAGGTGGGATATTGCTTATCAGGCTCATGGCTCAAAGTTCACAATTTCCCAATGGCGCTGTGTTTCGATGGCCCTGACACCTTTAGCCTCAAGATCGGCAAATTGCTCATCTGTCATTAAACCCATGATATCCATGCCGTTGTAGGTAACCATCTCAATGTTTTCAGACCAAGTTGAGTACTTGTCTGCCTTGAAAGACATAGTCACTTGGACCTCTACTTCACCTGAGCCAGTTTTGGCTTCAAAATTGATTGTGTGCATTACTTTCTCCTTTAAAAACTTTAATGTATCTTGAAATCTTGATTAGATACATAGGGACTTACCCTTAGTCCAGATCTTCCCGAACCATGATTTCAACCATTCCCACAGTGCCATATACCTTTGTAATGTGCAAAGTTAGCACTTGAGAATCATCATGGAAAACTGCCCCATTCATGGCATCTAAAAAACATTTTGCAATATTATCGATGTCAGGCTTCTTAATTGGCTTCTCAGATCCGTTTAAACAGGCTTCTGTGCGCTTTTTGGAGTAAGACTTAGGGATTGGTACTGTGATGTAGATTGCGACTGTTACAGGCGTTTCTAGCAATTCATTGCTTCCCATTGCTTTACAGGCGGCTTCATTTATTACAGTTTCGTAATCTCTTGTTTTGGTAGGCGTGTAGGTGGAGACAAATTTACCCCGCCTTGCAAACTTTGGCCTACCTTTGCCTACTGGATCCCCCTCAACCAAAAATGTGAGCATAAATGTCATGTCAAAGTCCCATCTTTAATTCTGTTCATGTAGTCTCGGATTCTGTCTCTAGCGCCAGAGCCATATATGCGTTCTGCTCTCTCAAGTCTGGCACGGATAAGATTGGAATTTTTACCCCACTCCCAATTGCGGTATAACTCTCTGGCCTCTGCTTGCTCCAAGATCACCCTGTCACTAGGACCTTGAATATTACGTCTGCTGTAAATCACCAGTAAGCTCCAAAGCCATCAGTATTATTTTTTCAGGATAGGGCACTCCATCCCGAACCTTGTCCAATATTCTCATTGCTTCTGCATGGGTCATTTTTTAACCACAATCATTGGTTCACAAAAAATCCCATTAGCTAATGATTTTGAATTTACCCTTTTTGCCATTCTGTAACCCATAACATAAGGATTTTTGTCTTTCAAATATTCAAGTACTGGCTGCACTATGCGGTTGTATGTGTGATTTGCGTATACATCACTGACATTGATAACCATATGACCATCAGGTCGCAGTACTGATAAACATTTGTCCAACATAGAAAACAAGAAATTTTCTAACCAATCTTCAAACTTTGGATATTGTTTGTGAGATGAGAGATCACCTTGGTATTTCTCAACTTTCCAATAGGGTGGTGAAGTAAAAACAAGATCATAAGTTCCATCAGGTGCGCTTACTTCACATTGCTCATACTCAAATGAAACATTACCGCCATACATGTGCTGCATTGAAGCATAGCCGGCTAGAACCAACGGGTTTACATCTCTGCAATGATAAGAAACATTTGATGCCATAGCAGCCACCATTCTGTCACCCCAACCACCGCAAGGGTCATAAACATTGGTAGCTTTAAAATGTTTGTAAACGGCTTGTGCGGCAGTTGGTCGAAATTGAGAAGCAATGTATTTTCTTAATGCCAACGCTGTCTTTGGGCTGTTCTCATAAAACTTGCTGTTTTCCAAACTTTTCCTATGTTTTAGCTGATACCAAGAACGAATCGGTGAAGGTGATGTAAGCGAATCACAAGCCATTCGAGCTGCCCAATGATGTCTATCAGAAGCAATCAATCCAATTCTGTTGCTATCTATAAAAATTGGCTTTTTAAAGCTTTCATCAAACTCAGACCTAGAAAACCAATCACCACTTTTAATGAGTGAATTGCCATCAAAGTTTTGTAAGTCAGCAAAGTCAGCCAAAGCTTGTTCGTCAGAAGCAGGAGCAATTGGAAATTTGTTTTCCTTTGTAAGTATTACAGGTTCAGGAATAATCAAATCTTCAAAAAGGTCGTTTTGATAACTCATGCTTTTCTCCTAAGTGCAGCCATTCTTTGCAAATCGTCCAAACTTGGACCACGAGTATTCTTTTCATCATTTTTAATCTTTTCCAAAGCAGGGTCCGGAAGGTTAGATGGTGGCACTGTAAGCTTCACAATGTCATAAGGGTTTGCTTTTAAAGCTTTTGTGTTTCTCACCCAGTTACGCCATGTGGCATCCCAATCCAACTTCACACCCTTTTGACCTGCTTGGGCAACCCAATAATCTTTGAACTGTTCGGCAACCTGACGTACATCTAAATCAGGTCTTTCCTGAGTAGCCCAATCCCCCATTGATTTATTGAGAAACCAATCTTGGGCGAGGCGTGAACCACGCTTGTTATTAACTTTCTTCTGTATCTGTTCTGTATCTGTATCTGTATCTATAGCGTTACTTGGACGTTTCTGTAACGTTTCATCAGCGTTACTTACCTGTTTCTTTTTATTACGATGCTTGGCAACCCGCATGGTGCTTGAGTCTGAGACAAATTGACGCTTATCCCAATTAAGAAGATCCCAATGTTTATCAATGAAATTCTTACTGATAAACAACTGCTTAGTTTGCTCCAATTCTTCTGTGGATAACCTAAGTTGAAACGCTATCTCTGTTTCATGTAACGTTTCAAGTGTTTCGCTACATCGGAGGCACAAAAGCATGACATAACGTCTTTGCATAGCCTCAGAAAGCATTTGAATTTTGGGGTCGTGTGCGAACTCTGAATAGAGCCTAAACCAAGGATTAGCCATAATAATTTCCGCTTTTTAAACACCCTTAAAAGAAACTGCGGCAGGAGAAGGGATAACTCTTTTCGATAGGGAGATCAAACCCTATCTAGCCGTGTTTCAAAACAATATAACCTATTTTCCAGATCGCTTCAAGTTTCTAGTTTTAGTGATTGAATGCCCAATATGGAAAAAATTACAAGTTGGACATTTATAGATCTGAAAAGAATTGTCCCGTTTCCTTGAAATAGTTGATTCAGCAATCAAAAATGTAGGGAAAGGGTGCTTGCCATCACATTGGATGGCAGCGTTGAACTTATCAGTAGTTTTCACTAGGAACCGCCTTGGAATAGGTCGTAAATTCGGGATTCCCCTTATAGAAATTCCGTGCTTGAGCATTCATTATTCTGTATTCAGCAGGGGTAAATATACCCTTGGCATTTCTAATGTCAAAAGGATTAAGAAGACATCTACCCTCCTCTTCAGGCTTTTTGGCTTCAATCAGATGTTCAGAAAGAGTGTACTTAGCCACCCAATGTCGACCAATCTTAATTGATTCGGTTGTCAACTCACCTTTTTTCCGTAATTTACCGCATGTGCTAATCACTGTAGCTGGAGACATTCCAGTTATGTTTGCGACCTCTTTGGAATTTAGTGGGCCATTTTGTAACGCTCTGATAACTGCGGCTTGGGTCATTTGTACATTCCTGAAAGATTGATGGGTTTACCGATGTGTAGCTCTAAAGCCCGAGCAATTAGGCCGATCATGGCGGCATCTCTGTCACCAGGGTGTTGGTTATAAGTTATAACTAAGTTATATACATAAGCCAGTAAGGCTTCAGCGCAGTCTTCTTCAATGAGTTCTATGTTCATACCAACTAGCCTACCAAATTAAAACAATCTTTACTACTAGGGAAAACCCCTATGTTTTTTTTTAAAATGCGTGGCACAGTGAAGTCTTTTAAAGGAGGAAGTAATGGCAACACTAAACGGCAGAAACGTGGTAGACATCGAAGTAGATGGTGTCGATAGTAGGGATTATCCTGATTTTTCAGATGCATATTTCAGTTACGCTTGCTACGAAGATGGCACACCATTAACAGATGATGAACTTAATAAGTTTACAGAAGACAATGGCGACCTCTTGTACGCAAAAGCGTACGATTCACTTCACTAAGGAGAAAGTAAAATGACAAACATGGAATTTACAAAAGTAATTGATGTTGAACTTGGTTCAATTGTTGAGATCACTTCAGGCATTTACAGAGAGCTTACTATTCGCACAAAAGATGGTGACATCAGAATCACCCTTGTTGCTGAAAGTGATGAGTCCGAAATTAAAATTTTATCTTAAGGAGAAAGTAACATGAACACAAACGCACTTAAGTATGTCCGTCAATTATTCCAGACATATGATGCATCCCCCCAAACAATTCGCAGTTACCAACGCCAATGGATCCGCTCTGTTCGATACCTTGGTGACAATTGGCTACTTGCCAAGAAAGTTCATCGCCTTGAATCTACAAAAACTAATTGATAGGCAAGGTGATATTGTGAATAACTACATCATCGAATACAAAGAACAATACGCTCACGAACAATATTGCCCATATTGCGTAACACCAAAAGGCAAAAAGTTTGTCTGTTGCGGTGAGATGGATTGGGTAGATTTTAAAGACCTTGATGACAACACGCAGTTAGAGATCATCAAAGAAGAATATGACAATGCATTCAGAAACCACAAGGTATAAATATGAAAGTTTTTAGAAAGTTAATGGAAGCTCGCATAGTTTTGCAGGGCATAAAACTTAACAAATCAGGACACAATAAATTTGCTGGCTATCAATATTTTGAACTTGGTGATTTTTTACCATCAATTCAAAGTATTTTTGAAAAGGTTGGTTTGTGTGGCGTGGTGAGTTTTACCGCAGACATAGCTACTCTGACCATAACTGACATGGATGATCTCTCACAGATCGTTTTAACAAGCCCTATGGGGTCTGCTGCCCTTAAAGGTTGCCATGAAGTGCAAAACATTGGTGCCGTGGAAACATACCAAAGAAGATATCTTTGGGTGTCAGCAATGGAAATTGTTGAGCATGATGTACTTGATGCCACAACAGGAAATGATAGGCCAAAACATAAGCCATTAGATGTTTCGCTTGTCAGCAAAGAACGAGAAAGCATTGTCTACGATGTAGCAACTGCAATCAAAGATCGTATGAGTGCCAATGATGAAATTGGCGCATATGAAGAGGCTTCTGGAATTATCGATTCAGAAGAAAAACAGCTTTTGTGGTCACTTTTAGACTCAAAAACTAGATCAGCAATAAAGAAACAAGCGGAAGCTTTAAAGGAAAGTAAATGAAACGATTAGATGCAGTTGCCGCCATTGGCGAATACAAAGACAAAAAAACAGGCGAAATGAAAAAACGCTATTTGAAATGCGGAATGGTTATGATTGATGATGAAGGAAATATTTCATTCAAAATGGATGCCACCCCCTGTGGAAATTATTGGGATGGTTGGTTTAATGCCAAAGAACCCTTTGATGGTGAGAAACCTGCTCGTCAAAGTAACGACCCCACTCGTAAAAGCGGGAATGGATTTGACGACATGAAAAACGATATCCCGTTCTAATTAAAACGGGGGGAAAGCTGTGCAAAGTCTTTTAAAGCTTGCGCAAGAACAGTTAGTACCCCCACCAACCAGATGAAAGTAATTATGAATTTATTTAAATTGTTTCGCAGAAATGACCCAGTTACCTCATTAGAGGCTGCTGAAAGCGTTATTCCCGACTTGCCCAATATCCAAGGTCAAGTCTATGCATACGCCAAAATGAGAGGGTCTGAAGGTTTTACCGATGACCAACTGAACGAGTATTTCAGGACAACAAAGTCTACCTACCGGTCAAGAAGGGCCACCCTGGTAGAAAAAGGCTATATTGTTGATTCAGGAATCCGAGTAAAAAATGAAGGTGGCAGGTTCACAATTCTTTGGAGAGCATTATGAAATCAATTTTTGATATGTTTTCTGGCAGAGTCTATACAGAGACTTCTATGATGCGTTTGACCCAAGATGGGCGTGTTTTTACCAAAGTGGGGGATAATTACATTGCCCCTGATGGTGAATTAATTGTCAAACAAGGTAACCACTTACTTAATACCAAAACTGGCGTAATGTCTAACTTTGGTGACCCATTTTTGGAGGATGAATAATGTCTTATGCAGATGTAGAAATAAAAATAATCCAATGGGCAGAAGCTCGAAAGATTATTCCCAACAGTAATCCAGAATCTCAATTGCTTAAAGCAGTGTCAGAAATGGGAGAATTAGCAGATGCCACGATTAAAAACGACAAAGAAGCTATTGTGGATGCTGTTGGTGATGTCATGGTGTGCCTTATTAACTACTGCGCTCTTCAGGACCTCAATCTGGTAAACTGCATGCAAGTAGCATACGACCAAATCAAAAATCGTAGGGGTACCCTTTTGCCTAATGGAGTCTTCCGCAAAGATTCCGATTCTATTTAGCTAGTAAATAAAGTCCCACGTTTGAAAAAGCATACCCTGCATAGACAATAGCCATGTGCGGGTTATCTTTCCATAGCTGCTCACCAGCAATGTAGGCATAGATCCCCCCCGTCAAAATAATTAGCCATGCACTCAAAATGCACCTACATCAATAACTTCACCCCGAAACTCTATGTGGTTTTCATCAAACTTGTGAACCAACTCAGGCCACAATAGTTTGCCATTAAAGAAATTCAGCACCGCAAAGCCTGATCTATGGTTTGAAGGGTTTATCTCAGCATAAGTAAATTGAGGCCCGTCAGTCTCAGCCAATGTTCCGGTATCAACCCCAAATCTCACTCCGTTATAGTCACTGAACGGGGTGACTTTTAAGGAATGCAAGTGCCCAGTAACGATTGTGACCCCTGCGTTTACTGTATTGTTGTGAGTAGCGTGAATTCCACCCTTATATCTGTGCTTAACAATGACGTTATCTGTAGGCCATACTGCCCAACAGAAGTCCCAATCTGGGATATGGTCTGTCAGCTTAAAACCTAAAACTTCTTTAAACTGTGGTGCGTGTTGCGCTAATCTATTGCCAAACCGAATATCGTGGTTGCCCCATGTAAAGCACAACTTTACATTGTGTCTCGCTGCTTTAGCTATTTCTTCAATCTCACCCAACGCACCTTGGCAAGCTTTTAGTTCTTGTATAACAGAGGTGTAAGGTTGGTCAGTTATGTCATGGCGGCTTATAGAGGCTCCGTCAAACGCATCCCCGTTACATATCACCGCTACTGGTTTGAACTCTTCTATGGCCCACAAAAGCCCTTTAAATGCTGTTGTACGCTGAGATGGAATGAAGTGGGCATCAGAGAAAACTATGACAGTCCCATCTAGGATGCCAAGGTCAATCTGCTTTAATGGAGAAAAGGATTTGGGTCTGTTTTTATTGTATTGTGCGCCACGAAAATCACTAGCATTTAAAGTGACCTTGTAGTTTTCTTCAATCCACCTTCTACGTTGATGAACTGCTCTTATTGCAACTCCAAGATGTTCAGCTATTTTTGTTGCAGACTGCAACTCATCCCATAACCTTATAAACTCAACGTCAGAACATGCTTCATTATGGTTGCCCATTGGAATTCCTTGCAAGTAACTTTTCTAGAAGGTTAATGACTCTATGTTCTTGCGCTTCAATCTCGTCTTGAGATGACTTAGGATCTTGTGCCGTACTCATAAGATCATGTAGTAATACATGAAGCAACTCGTGCAAAGCAGTCTGATCCAAAGATTCTGGAGTAATCTTTTCAGCACCAAAATCACCCAAACGATATGTTGCAAGCCTAGCGCCCTCATTGAACTCAACTGAGGCCATAGCCTGTTTAGCAGGTTTTAGCCCTCTTTCAATTCGCCAATCACACAAACTCAAAATTTGCTGCCATTTTCTGACACTTTGTGCAAAGATTTCTGCTTGTTCTGGCGTAGGAATGTTAGGCATTACAACACCTTATATAGTATTTATTACAATTTAATTTAACAGAGAACACTCAGCTTGTCTGCGTTTGAGTAGACCAGGCAGTACCTTCCCACCGCCTTTAGTCCACAACATTAGTTGTTCCTGAGCCTGTTCCCACTCTTGAGCATTGATTTTTCGCTTCAAAGTAGAGGTCTGTAAACGTCCAATTCCGAGGTTGTAAACAAAGTCAACAATGGCATTACATTTTTTTACATCTGTTGCTAAAATCGGACAGTTTCTGAGAACACCTGGCAAATAAGTATGCTCTAACTCAATCATCAAGAGCTTGTTGGCCTCTTCCTGAGTCATTGGAGGGTCTTCTAGAGTCACTTTGCGCTTATCAGCATAGTAAGTAGACCCATAGCCTATCGTGGCTACGTTAGCGGGGCAAAGGTAGGGCTTAGAACGAAAGCCCTCAAACCTTTTGCACAGATCTGCCGCCAGTTCTAAATTCATAACCCACGCTTAGACAATGTACGATCTAAGAACCAATAGTTAATTGTTCCCGCCAACAAAGCAGAAAAGTCTGGTGTCATCATTGTTTTAAACACTTCAGTAGCGGGAGCGCCACCAAGATAAGCATTCCAAGCAAACCACACATGGATGAATGACCACACAAATAGCACCCAATAGGTCACTACAGGACGTACAGAGGCCGATAGTGAGGCCACCAATCCACCTGCCGCTTTGACCATCTCTGCTTGCTGTGTGATGGCAGAGTTAAACGCATCCATTACGCCTACATCCACCGCAGCTTCACGCTGTGCGCCAATCTCAGATAACTTCTGTTGACCACGTTGAGCTTCCAATTCGCATTGGTTCTTGAACATGGCAAGTTCATGCTCACGCTCATTCTTCTTATCAAGCCACTTTAAGACCTCTGGAGCCATCCTGAAGATGCCGCCAAAGATCGAACCAAGTATTCCACCAGAAAGAATATCAAGCATTTTTAATCCCTTTTACAATGTTTATCTTCATCATGCGACAGTTTCACACCCGCCAACAATCCAATAAATCCACCAATAATTGTCTGAAATGCAGGGCTGATGAGCTTAAAGATTTCAGCGTTATCAACTTCTTTGGCCCATAAACCAAGAACAAAAGCCGCAACCATTGAAAGCACAGATACACACAAAGTAAAGCTGACCATGAAGGTCACATAAAAGGTTAGTTTTGATTTCACATCTTCCATTTCAAACTCCTATACATAGAGGTCTAATCTGCGGTTCTTGAATATCTCAAGGGTTAACTTGTTCTGTTCAGCCTTCTTAACATATAGCTCAAATGCTATATCTTCAATTTTATCTTGTACTTTCTTTTGCTCTAATATCGCTCTGCGTTCTTCTTGGTGCTTCTCAACTCTGCGCTCATGTGCATCTGTTTTGTCAGGATAACCAGAAGGTTGAACCATTGGAAAAAGTCGTATTGCATCCATCACTTCTCCCTTGATAAACCATTCTTATACCCATGAATCACTAATGCTCTTAACTGGTGACTGTCAGCAGATCCACCCCACTCACTCAAATTGTTCCAGATTACTAAAAAGTCGGTACTTTTGCACAATGTCTGATGTTTTGTAAGCCACACAAGCATCTTTTGATGTCGCTCAGTAGGGTCATGTGTTCCATACGCAATTGAATAAAACTCTCGCACACTACATAGGTCTTGACCCGTAGATTGAAGTGAGAGGATTAAAACAAGTGCTATCAACCATTTCACGACATAGCCCAAATGATTGTGTAAAAACACCACACGATAGTGGCACAAAGAAGGACTGCGCTAAGAAAAGCAACAGTCCAATCTTTCATTTTTTAATCGAAGTCTGCCAGACAGCACCAGCAGCCATAATTAGTCCAGCCACCCACAAAATAGGTTTAGCAGCAGAGGCTATCCATCCAAGCACTTTAAAAGCCCCATCAAGGGCGTTTATAGCCTCTACAAGACCTTTTGTATTTTTGTCTATCGAATCTACCTTGGTTTCAACTTCAACCAATCTATCGTAGATTTGTTCGTGGGTTACTTCA